GGAAGACTGAGTCCTTGGGTCATGCTTGGTACTGAACAAGGCAAAGGTTTGCTAAACAGATTTGACCAACATCAGTTGCAAGAGGCAACTGGCTATATAGAACTAGATCCGTGGCGCATCAGGATAGCACGTAACAAAGACGAGTGTATATGGATGCAACAGGTATTCAACGCAGTTGAGGAAGAACAATAATGGAACAATACAACAATGCAACAGAAACACAGGTACGTGAAGAGAACAAGGTACTTCGCATCGCTGGTGAACCAAACGATATCAAGCAACTCAAAGCATTGGTAGCCATGCTGATCAAAAAAGTAGATGACATTGAACAGCGACTGACTCGCACAATGTCAGAAGCAAAATCAGCACGTGACGCGGCAAGACATGTGACAAGGAAATAATCGTGAAAGCACAGGGCACAGACATTGACATTGACTTGGCAGATAGGGATCTACTGCTACGGCTGATAGATCATGTTCCTGCAATGCAACGTGATTCGCGTGGTCGTGTGACCAAGCACAATACAGGTGTATACTTCCACGACGTGCCAGCAGATCCCTTTACTGGACTGTGCACATTGGATTACAAGACTGCTGAGGAAGTTGGTTACTTCAAGATTGATGTGCTTAATGTAAGTGTGTACAAGGATGTGAGAGACCCAGATCATCTAGATCGCTTGACTGCCCAAGCACCAGACTGGACGCTGTTACAGCACAAAGAAATCATACAACAACTGTTTCATATCCATGCACATGCGGATCTTGTTGTGCGCATGAAACCACAGACTCTTGAACAGTTGGCAATGGTTCTGGCCTTGATTAGACCAGGCAAAAGGCATTTGGTTGGTAGACCCTGGGCTGAGATTGAATCACAGATCTGGGACAAGGGCGATGAAGGTTACAGCTTCAAGAAAAGCCATGCATTGGGTTATGCATTGGCTATTGTGGTACAGATGAATCTGTTGCAGGAACAGGCCTTATCTTAGCCAAGCCCAGCATGGTCAGCAGTTTGATATAAACCCACCCAATATCAAACTCATACCAGCGTTGACTGAATCGTGCATTGACACCATCAGCATGATGATTGTTGTGTAGTTCTTCGCCGCCAATCCAAATGCCCCAGGGCACAAGATTACGAGAAGTGTCATTGGTATCGGTATTGCGATATCCCCACCAATGAGATAGCCCGTTGATCACACCAGCGGCCCAGAACGGGATCCAGATCATTTGAATACCCCATAGGAGTATGCCCCAATGACCAAACAACATGATGTTGATATAAAACATAAGCAAGATGCCCAACCAGGGATATCTGCTGTAGATATTTCTTTCGCACCAATCATCGGGCGTGCCTATGCCAAGTTGTTCCACCATGAGCTTGTTTCTAGATGCATTGGCGTAGAGAAAAGCACCACCGAACAGCACACGCCATATGCCATACTGTTGTGGGCTATGTGGGTCTCCAGGTTGATCGCTCTTTTGGTGGTGACGGCGGTGTACTGCTACCCATTCACGAGTGACCATGCCAGTAGTAAGCCACAGCCAAAACCGCATGAAATGATTCACAGCAGGATGGAATGAAACTGATCTATGTGCTTGACTACGATGTAGATATAGAGTTACGCAGAGGATGGTAATGTGGGTCATTACCAGTAGGTATATTAGTTTTGTCATGAATTGTCTATTTTACGTATCAGCTGTATTTGTCTGCGCTTGATACGTTTTGTGATCACATTTTGTAATGTAACCACGTGTCCTGCTACCACATCAAATTCCTTGATTGAAAATGTTTGTAAACTGTACTGGAAAGGCTTGAATTTCATGCCCAGCACAATGTTAATTGGCAACTGTCTATTTGTTGCCCACCACCATTCGTCGCCCATTTCCAAGAACAATTTTTTGTCCTCTTCCTGCAGGCGATTGTAAACATACATGCTCACTATGCTGTTATCGTAGTTTTGTATGATGCCCACATATTCCTGCCCGCTGTAACGAGCCAGGCACAAAAATGGGAATCTTTCAAGCATGATTAGTATTTCTTCGGGTGTGTTCATCGTCGTGAGTATTTACCAAACCATAAATATGGTATGACACAGGAACGAACATGAACGTATCGTATGTATATGATCAAGTACTCCACGTAATGGTTGGAGTAGGAACCTTAAGGAATACTCCTATGAATGAACGTCGTTATACGGCTTACATAGGTGTGGACAACACCATTGACTTGCAATTCAAAGACAGGGATCGCAAGCCCGTTGATATCACACTTAAAACGGTAATATGGCAGATGACCGATCCTATTACAGGTGAAGCTTTGATTAGAAAAACAGCCTTTGCTAGCGATGCTGCCAAGGGCCAGGCCAAGTTGCAACTGCTGGATCACGATACCGTAGGCATATCAGCAGGCATTTATCATGTGGGCATCATGCTGGTAGCAACCGACGGTACGACCAGTGCCAGCTATACAGATTTGAACTATGATGCTCGTGCAGAAATTGAACTGCGCACAGGAGCATATGAGGCATTTCGTTCAAGTGATCAAACTGTGTCTTTTTCAGACCCTTTCACTGCCACTGGATATTCAGGACCACTCAAAGCAGCCGGGCAGGTAAGTGATGTATGCATACTCAATACCGTTGCTGTGTACATGACCGATTATGTTGGTGCCATTTATATAGAATCCAGCCTTGAGGAAGTTCCTGTAAATTGGAATTTGCTTGGTGATCCAGCAGGATACAGTTATACGGACTACACAGGCATAGATACTTTCAATATCAACAGCCGTGCCAAATGGTTGCGAATCAAGTATATTCCAGACATAACGAACACCGGCACTATTGACAAAGTGATCTGCAGAGCGTAAACTAGCTTTGTGAGTCTGATTCAAGAAACTATAAAAGCGCATGTTCATGGATTGAGATCTAGCCCCAAGGGCTGGTGGACAATCAACTGTCCTATGTGTGTGGCATTCGGACAACCGCGTCCAGATACCAAACGCCGCGGAGGCTTCCGCTTTGATTCAGACGGCTCAACTGCATATCATTGTTTCAATTGTGGCTTCAAAGTACGCTGGCAACCAGGCCAGGGCATGGGACACAAGCTCAAGACACTGCTACGCCAAATTGGTGTAGACGAAGGTGAGGTGCAACGCCTTAATCTACAGTTGATGAGTGAACGAGATGACACACAAATTGTGGAGTACAAGGCAGAGGAGATATGGACTCCTGAATGGCCCACTATTGAAGTACCAGGATCCAGCACACTCACATGCGAGGCTGCAGAATACATTGAAGACAGGAAAATGACAGGGCTTGCAGACTGGCATTGGTGTGATGCCAAGTTCTGGAACATTGACAAACGTGTGATTTTGCCGTATACTTGGGGAGGTAACACAGTGGGATATGCCGCACGTTGGATAGGCACACCGCCCAAGGATACACCAAAGATATTACGCAAGGCGCCAACTGACTTTGTGTTTAACATGGATCCTCAAGGAGAACCTCGAAAGTTCGTACTGGTAGTAGAAGGCGAGTTTGATGCACTGGCAGTGGATGGTGTTGCGGTGCTACACAATGACATCAGTGCCAAGCAAGCACAGTTAATTGCAGACCTGGATGTTGAACCTATCGTAGTACCAGATAGAGATCGCAGTGGAACCAAGCTGGCAGAACGTGCGATAGAACTAGGGTGGAGCGTGGCATTCCCAGACTGGGATAACGGAATAAAGGATTGCGCAGATGCGGCTAAAGCGTATGGCCGAGTGGTCACGCTAAACAGTATAGTGCAATCGAGACAAGATAATCCGTTGAAGATAAAAATTATGTTAAGGAAGAATTGATGGCTGAACAGCATGAAATTAAAGAGTACTCAGATGACTTGCAAAAGTTGTTCCTGGAGTTCTTGATTGGCAATGGAGAACTGGCCAGTAGATGCCAGGGTATTTTAGAAGCTGACTACTTCTCCCGTAGGTTGAATCCTGCCGCAGACTTTATCAAGAAGTATGTGGATCAGCACAGCATGGTGCCCACAGCAGAACAGGTCAACGCCACATGCGGAACCAACCTACAGCAGATTGATCCCACAGCCAACGTGCATGCTGACTGGTTCCTGGGCGAGTTTGAACAGTTCTGTAGATACAAGGCACTAGAGAAGGCAATACTTAAGAGTGCAGACATGCTGGAAAAGCAACAGTATGGTGGGGTGGAAAAGCTGATACGTGAAGCTACACAGATTGGCTTGGCCAAGAGCTTTGGTACAGACTACTATGCTGATCCACGTGCACGATTGGGCATTCTCAAAGATGCCAACGGACAGGTGAGTACAGGTTGGAAAACTGTGGATGAGAAACTGTATGGTGGTTTCAATCGAGGCGAACTCAACATCTTTGCAGGCGGATCGGGCGCAGGCAAGAGTTTGTTCTTGCAGAACATTGCACTGAACTGGAGTTTGCAGGGTTACAATGTTATCTACTTCAGTCTTGAATTGAGTGAAGGCCTGACCAGCTTGCGACTTGACAGCATGGTCACAGGCATGCCAACCAAGGAAGTATTCCGTAACATTGATGACGTTGAACTCAAGGTCAAGATGGCAGGAAAGAAAGCAGGTGCATTGCAAGTGGTGCAGTTGCCTAATGGTATCACCATCAATGACTTGCGAGCATGGTTAAAAGAATTCCAGGTTCAGACCGGCAAGAAAGTTGATGCTATCATTGTTGACTATCTGGACTTGATGATGCCAGCAGGACAGAAGATCTCAGTAGCAGACTTGTTTATCAAAGACAAGCTGGTATCAGAAGAACTGCGTAACTTGTCAATCCAGCTCAATCTGTTGTTGGTCACAGCCTCGCAGTTGAATCGTTCAGCTGTGGAAACAGTGGAGTTTGATCACAGTCACATCGCAGGTGGCTTGAGCAAGATTCAAACAGCAGACAACGTGTTTGGCATCTTTTCCAGTATTGTGTTGCGTGAACGTGGGCGTGTGCAGATACAGTTCATGAAGACACGTAGTTCCAGTGCAGTTGGACAAAAGATGGAACTGGCATTCAACGTGCAAAGCCTGCGCATCAGTGACATGGATCCAGATGCAGACGATGGGCCAAGCGATGCTGACGTACTGTACAAGAGATTGCAGACACAACAACATGGCCAAGAAAAAAGCGTCCCTGGGGTTGCCAGTGACGCTGCCGTAGTTAAACGAGTTGCCAGTGCAGAACAGCTAAGAGCAATGTTGCGCAAAACTCCACAAGTACCAGAATCTGGTCCTTCAACCAAATGGGAGAAAGCAACAGGCACACCTGCTTGGGAAAAACCACCCCAAGGACAGAGTTAAACTGCTGGTGTGGCTGTTTTTTGCTTGCCTAGGTCTTGCTTGATGCGCGATACCAAACTAGCATCGTCACCAATGAGATCCATCAAGCTCTGCATCACGTCCAACATCACAAGACGCTGTGGACTGCTCAACGGACTTCCGTTCATCATGGCTTTCATTGCGCTGTTTAGGCTGGATACTTGGCTTTTATCAACTAGTCCATTTTGTGCCAGTTGGTACATGCGAGCCATGGCTTTCTGTGCTTTGCTGCGATCTTCTGCATCATTGTTCATTCCGCCAGCAGGCTTTGGGTCGCCAATTCTAGCGCCTATGCCTGGTTGCTCGGCAGGTGCTTCGCCCAATTCAGATTCTAATAAACTCAGACGGTCGATGATGTCTCTAATTTGTTGTGTTGGTTGCATGAGATACAATCCTCCTATTGATTTATTTATGCCATAAATACATTTG